ATCCTCTCTTTTTCTCTCTTTCTCATTTTCTTTATTACCTAATGGGTCTCTACCATATGGGTGTTTATCTTTACCATAAGTATTACCTTCTTTAGGTCTACCAATTCCTCTGTTTAATTCGATTTCAGTTTTTAATTTACTGATTTCTTCTTCCACATTTTGTTGTTCTGGTGGATTTGCTGGGTCTTGTCCTTGTTGTTCAATTGAATTATGTCTGAAACGGTCTTTAAGGTCTAACACTACTTTAGCTCTTTCCATATCCACCTCATCTTCCGATAGTCCAAATACATTATGATAAGCCCAATCTGAAGATAACATATTAAGTGCTTTTACATCGGATGCTAATCTTACTTTTTCAGACCACAAATTAACTTTCTCTTGCTCATAGATTGTAGATGCATTAGTTAAAGTTAATTCAAAATTAGTCATTTCAGAATCATCAATACCTTGAGCTGCTAAATGTACAATTGCTATTTTAGTTAATTCACTAACAACTGTTCTTTGAATTCTTTCTATTGTTCTAGCAAAACGAACATCTTCTGCCGCTAAAGTAGCTTTACCATTAACGTTCTCATCATAAGATAAATAAGCCTTTGGTACTCTTAATGCTGCGAATAATTTATTCTTTAAGTAATCGATATCTTCAATTGCTGCATATTCTAATCCTGCTAAGTTATCAATAGTTGTTCCACTATCACTACCACGTACAGGTAAGAAAAAATCTTCAGTAAGGTTTTGTATATTGTATTTTAAATTATAATCACCAGTATCTTTATTAACAAATGGAGTTTTTTTCATTTTATTAATAATCTTCTGCATATAGTTATCAACTTCTTGCGGTGGGATGTTACCTATATCAATTTTAAATACTCTCTTTTCAGGTGCTCTCATAATACGATGAATTAACATCGCATCTTCCATAAGGGATAATTGTTTCCAAATTCTTCTAGCTCCCTCTACCATTGATTTACCATATGGAAGAAAGTTTGTATCGGATAACATTCTAAAGTGAGCCATTTCATACTGCTCATATTCTTTTTTACCAAAACGGTCCATTTCAACCTTATACTTTACATAATCTGGATTATTAGGGTCACTACCTTCCAATCTTTCTACATTATAGATTGAATGTGGAGCGACATTAATAATACCTTTACCAGGCATAATTTCTAATGCGATAAAAGCATCACCGTATTTTACTAAATTTCTAATCCAAGGCCACAAATTGAATTCTATGTTCATTATATCATAGAATAAATTATGTAACATATCTCTTACATTTTCATTTGTAGATTTAATTTGAAGAACATCGCCATATTCATTTTTAGTTGTGGATTCATCTGCGTATATATCAAGTGCTGAACCAATGATTGGGTCTGAATCCATAGCATCGTAATCTCTAAAAAGTTCTCTACGAACTTGATGATATGCCATTGATTGGGCTCCTTGATTATTTTCATAATAAGACCTTTGTAACTTAGTATATCTATCTTTAAGATTTACAAAGTTTGTGCTTGATTGGCGTTCTTCAGTATCAACAACTTTACGCTTACCATCTTTATCAACGGTTACAATTGCGTTTGTTGAAAATAATTTCTTTAACCTACCAAAGAAACTTCTATCATCTAATTCTTGTTCTGCCATAATTTATTTTACCATTTTCTACAAGACCAATATCTTGCTTTTGTTCTAGGACCTGGATTATCACAATTGTGTCTTGCTCTAAAGTTTGCTCTCTTTCCTGGATTATTTTTTTTAATGTTCATCCCCTTTTGTCCAAAGTTTACCTTAATTATCTTTCCTGTTTTTGGGTTTTTAACATAAACTTTAAACTTCTTAACATCACCTTGTGTTGGTTTACCTAACTTAACATCTCTACCCTGATATTCGGCTTCATACACACAATTACAATTTGCTTCTTCCAATTGTGTTGAATACCCTTTTAAAAAGTTTATGAAATCATCCATATCTTCTTGCTCAACATCCAATTCATCATAATCATCAATTGGATTGTCTTGTGGAGTATCACCTAAAGAATATGCGTTATCTACATACTCATCTTCGTTTAAGATATTTTTAAGTCTAATCATTTTAATTTACTTTATTTTGACATATACCATAAATATCGTAAATTGTCAAAACACTACAATTTTTTATAACCATTGTGTTAGGTCTTCAATATCATCTCCAATTTTCATTTTCCAAGGGTTATCATCCATATTGTTTCCACCATATACTCCTTCGTATTGTTGATTGGAACTTATACCACCTAAAGTTCTTTTAGTAAGGTCTATTCCTTCCTGTCTTAAACGAAGCGCGGTATCTCTAACCCACAACCCAATACATAGTGCCATTGTCAAGTCATCATTATAACTTTTCATAGCTTCAGCTCTACCATTTATAAATATAAAAGTAAATAACTCATCTATTAAACGATTGGAACGAATGGTTACTGATTTCTCTCTAAAATATTCATCCAATTTAGAAATAATAAGTGGACGGGTTTTAGATGTTGTCGAAAATCCCGCTACCATTTGTTTTTCATCTGCTCGGTATTTATTTTTCATCTGATGTTCAACATCTACATATTTTAAATCCTTACTCATATAGAATAAGTTTTTATAATCTCTGTCTATACATTGTTGAATACACGCCCAACCAATATTTGAGTTCTCTACCACAAGTAATGCATCATTATATTCGGTTGAAAGATTAACTAAGAAATTTCCAAAATCTTTTGTATCAACTTTACCTCTATATTCTGCCACTTGCGTTGCATTAGTTACATCTATTACATGACACGCAGAATAGTCACTACCATCGCCTCTGGCAACGTCCGCCACAACCATATACGAACCATTTGCCGATGGATATTCCCATCTCCAAAGGTTTCCATCGAATCCAGTCTTTTCAATTGGGTCCTTACAATATGTTTCTTTATAAAACATAAGAAGTTCGGGATCAATAACAGTATCACCCGAAGATACGAAATCACAATCACATTCTTGTGCTGCTTTTTTTACTCCTAATAATTTCTCTTGCTCATCTCTCCATTTCTGGTCTCTTTCAGGATGAACTGTCCAATGTAATTTAATTGTACTAAATGGATTTGTACCATCTTCTGCTCCTATCCAAGTTTTATGAAACCAGTTACCCACACCATTCGGAGTAGATAAAGCAACACACGCACCACCCGTTGAAAGAGTAGATTGTGCAGCCACCCAAATCTCATCAATATCATCGATGAAAGCGGCCTCATCAAATATTAGAAGTGATAATGCTTCAGAACGTCCCGCATCAGGAGAAGATGCAATTGCTTTAATTTGAGAACCATTATTTAAACGAAGGGAAAGTTTGTTATCTTCTAAAGAACCACCTTTTAACCAACTAGGTAATAATTCATGCATTACTCTTACTTTGGTTACTAAGTTTTTTGCTACATCTTGTTTTGTTGCAATAACCAATACGTTAAAATCACTATTAAATAACATTTTCCAAAGTGCAAAGCCGGCACAAAGAGTAGAAATACCAGTTTGACGTGATTTTAACACTATGTTAAAACGATTGGCAGCAAATTCAGTTAGGGTTTTTTCCTGAAATGGGAAAAGTTGAAAAGGTATCTTACCTCTCACCGGATGCTGAATCATACAATATTTTTTCATAAAGTGAATCGGGTCTACCGCGCACTTTTTGTATTCATCAGATATTATTTCCTTTAAGGACTTTTTTTGTGTTATACCTGTGCTCATATTAATCGTTAAGAGGTCTTACTAAATCGTAATTTTTATCTTTTAATTTTTCGTAAGCCGCATTTCTTAATTTAGTAGCCTGTTCAATCTCACCTTCAAACTTAACAATCTCCAAAAGGATTTCTGCTTTAAGTTCTTCAACATCTCTCTCCATACTCCAAGTTTCAATCTTACCATCTTCTTGAACTACTTCGTATGTTTGTTTAGCATCCCTATATGCTTGTTTGAATTGAGCTAATACATCGTTACCATATGCAATCATATTAGAATAAATCTTATAATCCTCATATTCATTCCACAAACCATCGTATTTTATTTCAGCTTCTCTTAACGTAAGACAATGTAAGCAATATCCAGTTTTAGATATTAATTTTTTATCAACTCTACCTACTTTGATTGTTTTACACTTATCCGATTTACAAGTATTTAACTTATCTAAGTAAGCTCTCGTTTCAGCCATTATATCACCAAGTTCTGAAAATTCTATTCTACCACCTGCAGTTTGTTCCCAAGACCTACCATTTTCATCAGTCCATTTTTCACCAACTTTACGTTTTACAATTTCTTTATCTGCACCAGAAAATGAAATAAATGAATCCTTTTCATATTCAGCACCATGCATTACCATATCAACCAACTTCCTACGAGTTGGGTGCATAAATTTTTTATTAAATTCTCTTGCCATATTACGTTTGATATATTTGTATATATAAGTATATCAAATTAAATAAAACGATTATCTTCCGTATTTAAAAATACCTAAAATTTGGTTTAATGGTGCAAATGCTCCAGTTAATTTATAGGTATTACCCCCATAAACAAAAACGATACCTTCGTTTGGAACAATTTTATCAAATCCACCTAATGTATTTAATCTTTGTAATTCAATTTTAAGTTTATCTATTTTTTGTGGGTTTCCAGATGCTTTTATTTGTTTAATGGCATTTCCCAATTCGTTTCTTAATTGTTTTGTTGCATCTGATGGGTTTGCTGTTAATACAGATTCCATAAATTCTAATACATCTGCACCAACTCCTAAAAAGATTTCTTCAAATTTCATAATATTATTTTTCATAATCTTTTGTTGGTCTTGCTTATCGGTTTTATTTGCCCAATCTCTTATTTTATCATCTTGTATTTGATTTATACGCATTGATTTATCACCAAACGCCCATCTTTTAACTAATCCTATTTTTGAACCAATATCTAATTTCTTTGCACCTTTTTCAACAAAATCCGTCCACCACGCTTGATGATAATCCGCTACCCCATCACTATCCGATAAATTAAATTCTTTTTGAAGCCTATTAATCATCGATATATATTTTCCTTGTAATTTGGAAAGACTTTCTGATTTTGGCAATGACTGCATTGGAGGTCCTTGTATTGTGTATGTATCTTGCACATGCTTATTAACTTGTTTAATCATTCCAGCTAATATAGATGCAGCAGATTGATTTTCTCCAATAATTTCTCCTTCTTTGTTATATTCAAAAGTTCCGTGAAATACTAATAATGGTTGTCCGTATGGAATTACATTTGCATTTTGTGGGTATATTACTTCTAAATTCATAAAACACGCACCATCTTTAAATATCTTTTTACGCTGCGGTTCTGATAATCCTGATATTGCTTTGGAAAGGTCATTCATAGCAAATGTATATGCATCAGTTAATGCACCCCTACCAGCAAATTGTTGCGCAACTTGTCCAATAGTCATTGCACCTTCACCTTTATTTTTTGTATGTGATTTATTTCTTGCAGCAACCAATCTTCCATTTACCCAACTAATTGCCAATGCTTGTCCATCAGTCTTTTCTCTTGCTAATTCTAAATCACCATTCAATGCTCTTACCACAATTTGTTTTAAATCACCAAATGTAAGATTCATTTCAATATCAAATGGATGGTTCATGTGGCCATACGCCCCACCTTCTAATAAAATAGATTCCGTTTTTAAACTTCTTTTTTGAAGAACTAATGTATTAATTTGAGAGAATAAATCGGCAATATCTTTATCTAATTTTTTCTCATCAGCACTCATTGGTGATTCGATATCAACATTAGAATAAAGTTTTTTCTTTTTAGCAACTAATACATCTACTTTTTTAAGTAAATCATTTTTTACTTTATCTAAATCTTTTATGATTTCTGATGAAGTTGCTTCAGTTACCGATTCTTTTTTTAATGAATCTATTTGTTTTTTAAGTTTATCTATCTCAGCTCTAACTTTCATTTGTGCAGGAGATTTTGGCATCATCTTAAAAGCCTTATTATATAATACTACAAGTTCTTTCTCTAAATCTTTCAATCCTTCGTTATATGGTATTTCTATTTTAGAAAGTTTACTATAATAATTTGGGTCTTCGTATAGATGGTCTAATGCAATTTCTTTTGCTATATTAATATCAGTAGTATGTTCTCTTTCTATTGCATATCCTTTTATAAATTCATTTTTTAATGTTTGTGGACTTATATTATGATGCTTAGCTATATCATTCAATGTCATACCTTTTGCTAAACCACCAGGAATATTATCAATTTGAACTGCTATCTCATCAATTTCCTCATATCCACTCATTCCTTTGTTGTTAAGTTTTTTACTATTCTTCTTAACATCATCACTATCAGGTGCTCCATTGATATACCCACCAGGTAAACTTAAACCTACACCAGCTCCACCACCCAATCCCATTTCATCCAATAGGTTATCAAAATCTGAAACTATTTCTTTAATATCTTCTTTTGAAATTATTGTATCTTTTTGATTTTCAGGAAGTTCCCAAAATCTTTTAGGTTTTTTCACTGCTTTTTTAGGTTTTATTTCTTTCCAATCTTCAACTTTATGTGGGTCATCAGCTGGGTTTAATGTACTTTTTTCTACATTATTTATTTTGTAATATGATTTTCTAAATTGAGTTTCAGTATCTTTTGTTTTACCAACTCCTCTCATATTATCCGCTTTAGGTTTATCTAATTGAATGTACCCACCTTGCTTATACCAATTTTCAGGCTTTTCTTTATTTAATATTCGTTTGTTTCTATCCGCAACAAATGAAGTATCAGGTTCAGCAGTTCCACTAAATCCCGCATTAGATGCAGCTTCTTTTAATTCTTCTTTTTTAGGAATTCTAAATGTTACTGCTTTTTTACCATTAATTGTTGGCATTCCCCACTCATCTTCACCTATTGATTTAACAACTACTTTTTTGTTTTTAAATTTACCCATTAACAAAGTATCACCAACTTTTACGTTTAGTTTAATTTCTTCGTTAATACATTCTTTTAATCCTTTTAATTTAAGAGTAATTAATTTGAATATTTGAGAATCAAACTTTGGGTATGCTTTTGTGAAATTCTTTTTTCGTTCTTCTTCACTACCAGCACTTAACCAATAACGAACATCAGTACCACTAATAGGATTTGATTGAGCAGGTGAAGCATACACATATCCCTTATCCAAATATCCTTGCTCTACCTTACCTTTATATGGAGTGAAATAGTTA